AATCATCTTGGTTATCTTTCAACAGTTGATGTAAGTAAATTTTTTGTCCAAAACTTTTTTCTTTAATATCTTTTACCAAATCAATTTTAACACCGTTTAAGAGCGTTAAATATTCTGGTGCTTCAATACTATCTAAATTTATTGGCGTTTGAATAAACGATATTGAAACAGCCAATTTTGATATACTGTTGTTGCTTAATTGCTTAACAGTTTCAATTGGTATATTACAAAGAATTGAAAGAAGTTTTGCTTCATCTTTTTCATCTTGAATATCTTTATACTGTTTAAATGTTATTTCACTCCATGAAGTTGGTACTGAATAAACATCTTCACCATTTTTAACTTTAATCATCTCATTGCTACATTTGTTGCTCTTGGTCCTCTTGTTTTTACTTTTAATTCAAATCTCATTCGCATTAACATCATATCCAAATCATCTGGACTTCTACCAATTAATTCTTTTACTTTTGCTTTTGGTAATATTTGAATCTTGCCTTCTTTATCTAAATCATAACTTTGCAAACATTCTAATTCTTGAATGATATTTGCTTTATTAACATCACATTCAATAAATATTTCTCCAGCATTAATTTTTTCTGCTAACTTATAAGCACATTGGCTTTTTAAATTCTTATAGTTTATATTTGATTTGCTTTTAATATTAATTGGTTTTGCTCCATTATTAAATGGTGTTGCCCCTTGTAAATAACCACGCAAGAAACTACCTAAACCATCAGCATCATAGACAATATTTGAACGCCTTACTTTGTAATCTTCAGCAATCTTTTTAATTAGTTCTGTTACTTCATTAGCATCACATTTTTCAACTTCTTTGTAATGAATTAAAACCAATCCTTCCCAAACACCAAGAATAAATTTATCAGAACCATGCAAAGCAATATCTGCTGAAATAAATCTTTCTCCTTTAACAACATGACTATTGGTAAATAAATCATTGATTGCTGAAAAGCTGCAAAGCATATCTTCACTTTCTTGTTCTTCTGCTAAGTATAAAGATTTAAAAACTTTTGGTGGCAAATCTCTTTGTGCTTGTTCAATTTCTTCCCTTGAAAGTATTCCTTCATCTACTGCTTCCCATGCTGTAACTTTAAAGTAACTATATTGTTTATCTGTTTTTGCTTTCTCTTTTAGTTGGTGCATCCAGTTAGCAGAACCACCGAAGTTTCCAATCAGTTTCATTTTACCACGTGTTGCAGTAATTGTTGAACGCAAAGCAAAGAAAGCAGACTCCCTTGCTCTTGGTGCTTCATCAAATACAATTGAATAAACATCTTCACCAAATAAGTTATCAGGCTTTTCAGCACTCTTAAAATGTATGATTGCACCGTTTGGCGTTGTAATGGTTAATTCAGATTGATTGATTTTATACAGTCCAGAACGTGCAACTTTGTTTCTCATTCGATTGAATGCAATCTTTGTTTGAGAATAAACTGGAGCAACCCACCAATGATTTGTTCCTGGCTTATTATAATCTTTGTGTGCTTCTTCAAATATCCACCAAATATGTGAAAATGTTTTACCAACTTTAGTTGACGCTTCAGTTATTGTAAACCGTGAATCATTGTATAAGAACTTTTTTTGGTAGCTTGTTAGCTTTGGTCGTTTTATGTTTAAACTTGCAGCCATTAATTCATTCCAATATCTTCAAAACTTATCCAATCATTACCATCAAAGCGTAACATCATATCATCAACTTCGATAATGGTCCATTCAGAATCTTTTCCATAATCTTCTTGTAATTCTTCTAATGTTGGATAAACATCAGAACCAATAAAACCACCAACTGATTCTTTAACATCAAGTTCAACTTGTGAATATGGCACAAACATTTTAAATTTCATCTTGCAAAGTTAAAAATTCTAAATGCATTTGCAAATGATTAATTGCTTTTTTTATATCTTGCTTTTCATCGTCTTTCTTACCACTTCTTAAAATGTACTCTAATGCTGAAGCTTTACAATGTGATAATTCAAAATCAAATATAACATCAATTGCTTTTATTCCTTTGTACTTGCCAACATAATAATCAGGATTATTACCATTAGAATAATTTTCCTTATTTCTTTCACTTCCGAATGCTTCCGCTATCATATCTTTATCTTTTACAATTCTATATCTTAAAATACTATTCACTAAAAGTAGTGTGTTAATCTGGCGACCTGTCCATTCTCTTTTGAATGAATAAAACCTTCTATTGCTTTTTTACTTGCGTAACCATTTCTATCGTGCCATGAATCAGTTCCACTTGGACTTCTTAATGATTCAACTGTTACATTAGCTTGAAAATCTTTACTTGTTTTATGATGTACATGGTGAGTATAAATATATCTAAATTTAACAGAACTCCAATCTTTAGATTCTCCAGCCATAAGCAATGGTAAATCTGTCATCTTTGCACCATCTCCATGTGTTGAACCAATCAAGTTATTATGATATTTAAAGTACTTTCTATGTGATATGCTACAATCAAATGTAATATTCTTGCAGTTTCTAAAATGTGTTTTAATAACATCTGCTAAAAAGAAACCAGAAATGTAGTCATGATTACTTGGATTGAAAGTAAAATGAACATCAGCAACGGTTAATAACATTTCTAAAGCATCAATATAAACTTTCTTAGCATTTAAAAAGTTTTCGTACCACATACCATCAGTATCTTGTGGAGTTCCAGAAGTTGTTTTACGGTGTGGTGTATCAATATGTAAAATATCATTACCACCAATAAAATTAATCTTATCAATATTAAATCCATTCGCTTTATCAAGTATTCCTTGAACACCTTCTTTAACTCTTTTAACTGCTATGTTTTGGTTATAATCTTCACCACTTTCTAATGCTGAACATAGTTTGCCAATATGAACATCTGCTGGGTCAATCACTAATAAGTGACCATCTTCACATTTACTTCTTTTTAGTGTTGGATATTTTGGTGCAAATGCTTTAAGTTCTTCAATCAGATTCTTTGCAAGATTTTCAGCTTCTTCTTTTTCATCTTCTTCTTTAACATGAAGTGAATAATGTTCTGATTTGTGCCAGTAATGATTTACTTTGTTTGGACTAATTCCTTTATCAACAGCTTCAACAACTAAACCCTCATCAAAACCCCTATGAATATAAAGTGCTTTCTGTTTCTTCTTATCTAATCTATATTGATTAGTTGACTTTTCTTGCAAACAAAGAACTTCAACTTCTTCTGGTGTTAATCTAAATCTTTTATTTCTCATAATAAAATTTTAATCTGTAAAATCAATTGTAATCTTTGAATCAACATCTGCTTTTATATCAGTTCTTGATAACTTCGGTTTAAAATATTCCAATAATGCTTCATATCTTTTCATTGCTTCAGCTTTAACTTTAGCATCTTCTGAAATCATTAGCTCTAGCAAATTAGTTTTATAAAGCTCTAATGCTTCACCAGCAAACCATTCGCTTACTTCATTCCATATCTTTGTCTTTTCACTAACTGCACCTTTTGGCTTTCCTTTTGGGTTTCCACTTTCTCCTTTTTTCCACTTACTCATATCTGTAAAATTGTGTAACTTTCACAAATATACTAATTTTTAAATAAACATTCTAAAACGTCTATTGTCTTACTCCATTTCAATAACAATAAATGGAAAATCTGTTTTTCTTCTTTATTCATATATCTTTATTTACTAAATCATTTATCTATTCCTAACTGTACTTAAACGCCATTAAAACGGCTTTTATTTACGTGTTAGGTTTAATTTGTCAACCCATCAATTTTATCAGAAATTTCAACCATTCTTTTATTTAGGTTAATTAAAACTTCATCATCTTTGGCTAACTCTATTTCTTTTTCATAGGCTTTTATCATTCCTTTAAACTTTACAATTTCACTTTCTAATAAGTTTGTTAATTCCTCAATCTTATCAACTGTTTTTTTTATTTCTACTTTCTTATATAAATTCATCTCTTTTATTTTATAATTAATAACTAAACCCAACACTCTTTATAGTGCATTTAAAAACGCACCATACAGTAACCGTTAGGTTTAATTACGCTTAATTACCTTGCATTGATTAAAACCTATATAATCTTGACCATAACTAGCATAAACGCCATACTCTCTTTGCTTTTCAAAAACAACTGCTACGTTTGCTTTAAATGTTTTACCTTTTAAGTATTCGGGTAAGTGGGAGTATTCATCCCCTTTGAAATCCCATTCTATTACATCTCCTTGTTTTGCTATATCCATATCTATTTTTTTAAATTAAACTAAACCTAACACTCTGTAAGTTGCATACAAGTACAGCGACCAACAGTAACCGTTAGGCAGAATCTATTTACTTTTTAATATTTCCTCTAATTTACTTTGGTATACTGCTGAAGCTATCTTTTCATTTTTAAATACACCTAATTTTATAGCTGACCCTTTATGAACTATTTGAGATAGCCATTTTTTACGTTTCTTTATCCAACTAACTCCAGTATGTTTTGAGCTACTAACACAATGTTTTCTATTTGTATTTTCTCTTACTGTTACCAATTCGAGATTTGAGGCTCTATTATCTAACTTATTAATGTTAATGTGATTAACAACAATCTTATAGCCACAAGGCTTATGATTTAAAAACGCCATTGCAACAAGTCTGTGTACCTTTATACATTCAGTAATGCCATTTTTTGATAAAGTTACCGCTCTATATCCATGTCCATCAATACCGCCTTTTAATATTCTGCCAGTATTAATTCTTCTAACACGTCCTAAATCGCTTACATCATAAATACCTTCGTAGTCTTTTACTGGTAGCCAAACCTCGTTTTGATTTTTCATATTTCAATTTTTTATCTCAATCGTTAAAGAATCGTAGCAGGGATTGAGAACCTTTTGCATCAAGTCGCTAAACTTAAACTACGAATACAAATATACAACTATTTATTAAACTACAAAACTTTTAATGCTAAATTCAATATATTCTTTTCCTTTAACTACTTTCTTTTTAATTAGAATGTATTTATAAACTTTATTATCATTAAAACCGTATTTCTTTTGTAATATATCAACAAATGGTTTAACTGGGTTATCAGTATCAGAAGCTATATTACTAAAACCAAATTCAATATAAACTTCAAACGGTGGTTCTGGCAATGTTAACGGCTTTAGCTTTAACATCATTTCTGATTCATAAGATTTATATTTTGGTGTTTTAAATCTTCTACCTTGCCAACATTGATTAACAGATAATGGTTTTATATCTACTCTCATAAGTTGTTTAAATGAATTTCTTTTGCTTTGTTGTTGAATTTTTTATTTGAATGACACCAAACATGATGTTCTCTGCATACTGCAATAAGATTCTCAATATAATCTTTAGTTTTAGAACCACCCATTCCTTTAGCTTCTAAATGATGAATATCAACAGCTTTACATCCACAAATTTCACAAGCAATAAAATCTTGTTCTCCATAATCGTAGTAATCGAAATATATTTTAGTATGCTTTCTCATAATTCAAATATAATAAAACTAATCATAACAGCCATGATATTGCATTGAAAAGCAACATCCTTTGGTGTTAGTTGCAATTCACAACCTTTCTAATTGCTTGCCTTATTTCGTGGTTTACGCTAGTCCCGTTTTCTTTAGCTAACTTTTTAAGCTGCTCTAATTGTTCTGGCTCAATTCTTATTTGATATGGTATTTTCATTTTGTTTGTTTTTACCAAAATTCCCGAAATTCAATCTCACCAAATAAAACTTCTAATTGTTCTATTTTTACTACTTGGCTAAATCTAAATTCTTTGAAAACTTTGTTATTTTTAAACGCTCTCTTTTTTCTGTCTTTACTAACAATCATTTCAATTCCGTTAGCTTTTAGTATTTCTATTCTTGTCATAGTTTAATTTATCATTAAGTTAGGATATTCAATATTAACCCCATTGTTAGCAGAAATAAACTTGCTTCCAGTAGAGTGGCAAAAACCAAACTCATTAAGGAATGAATCAACTACTTTTTTATCTTCTGGCTTAATGTTTAAAAACATTCTACCATTAATAATAGAACATCTTAAAGCAGAAACTCCGTAGAATTTTCTTAAGTTAGTCTTAATTGATTTAGCGTTTGGTGTAGTTAAGTTTTTCATATCGTTTGAGTTTTAATGTTTGTTACTTCGTTAATACCCTACAAATATACTACAATACTTTTAACATACAACTATATTACAAAGAAAGTTTTGTTTTATTTCGTAACTGCCTGTAAATCAGTGAGAATAATTTAACTGCAACTAACACGGTATAAATAACATGGCGAAAAGCCACGTTTCTTATACTGACCGTTATAATAAATGCTTATTCTTTTCTTTAAAAGTATCAATTATTTTTAAATAATCAACATCACTTATTGTAAATAATTCTTTTGATGTTCTTGATTTAATACTATGTAACCAGTTTTCATTCTTTGTTTTACCAGTTCCAGTTTTTTCATACCAATCTTTTTTTAATGTTATAAGTCCACACTTAAAATCATTCACAACACAAAACCATCTTAATTTATTGTTTTCTTCTCCAGCTTTCAACATCTTTTCTTTTTCTTCTCCAGCTTTCAACATCTTTTCTTTTTCTTCTTTGGTTCTAATTTTTTTCATAACACTTTTTAAAATGGACAATCTTCAATGTCAACTTCATTATCAAAATCTTCATTTACTTGCATCTTTGGTTGTTCAACTTCCTCTGGTTGTTTTTTACTTAACCAATTTGAATAATCTAAATCTTTAACATTTATAACTGTTTCAAAATCAATTACTGCTGGTTGTTGTTCCAAATCTTCATATCTACCGTTTACAGTATTGTAACCATAAAAAACAGATTTCTGTTGTTCTCCAAGATGTTTAAATTTTACTTTTAATGTTTTTACTTGAACAATCTTTTGTTCATAAATACGATTGACACCAAGAACATTGTAAGACATATCAAAATGCTCTCCACCACCTTTAATATTGTAAGCGTTTGGCATCTTAAATGTACTATCAGAACCTTCAGCTTGTTCAGTTTTGTTTGGGTGTGCAACTAAAAACAAGTGTGAATTAGTTTCTTTTACAAAAGCATCTAATTGTGTGTGATATTCATTAGTGAAATCTGTTATGCTTGTTATATTGTTTTTTAATTTAACTTTATTAAATGGGTCAATTACGAATATTCTGCATCCTTTTCTTCTTGATAGTTCTTTAAACTTTGCAAGTGCTTCTTCTAAATAATAACGCTTTTCAAAATGAACATGAAAATAATTATCATTAATATAATTTTTTACATCAATTAAATTTTGTTTGCCAATATCATTTGGTGTTGGTTTTCTTCCAAATAATTTTTGTGATAATTTATCATAATGAAAAATAAATGGTTCATTTTCTATTGATACAAAACCAACTTTATTTTTAGTGTTTAAATTATATTTAACTATTATCTGGTCCAACCATTCAGATTTTCCAGATTGTGGCACTCCAGTTACTAAAGTATATTGACCTAATTCAGCAGAAAATATTTCATCAAACTGTTTCATTCCAGTTAACATTCCTTTAGGCAAACCATTAATCCAAAATGAATCTAATTCTTTAGAAAAATCATTTAATTGCTTTACATTTTCTAATGGTGTTAATTCTGCTTTATCAATTACAATCTTTAAATCTTCTTTACCGTACTTAATTAAATATTCATTTGCATCTTTACAATCTTTAAAATCTACAATGTAACATCTTTCACTTCCTAATCTTCTGATAAATTCAGCTTTACCTTTCAATCCAGCTTCATCATTATCTAATGCTAAATAAATTTTATCTTTATTATCAAAGAAATCAAGATAGTTGTCCAGGTAGTCAAGATTAATATTTCCTTGCAAGTTAAAACCGTTTGGAATTGAAACAACATTAAAAACTTCTGCTTCTACAAAACTAAGTGCATCAATTTCGCCTTCAACAATTACACATTCTTTTGATGTTCTAATTGAATCTAAGTTATAAAATATCTTTTCAGCATCTTTAAATAATTTAAAATTCTTTTTGCCATCACGATATTTAACATTAACTAATTGTTCACTCAAAAAGTAATTGAAGTTAATGGTGTTCATTTGCTTCTTTGTTTGTGGCATCCATTCAGAACCACTTGTAACTTTTAATCTTGATAATGTTTGTTGTGATATTTTACGACCATTAAACCATTCAGCAGTTGCTTCAGTTACTTCTTTATATTCAAACTTAGGCTTAACATAGTTTTTTAATTCTTGTTTCTTTTTATAGGTGTGAATTTGCATTGATTCGCCACAATGAAAACAATTTGCAAAGCCTTTATTCCAATCTAACTTAACACATTTATCTGTTTTCTTTTTTCTATCTGCTGAACATTTAGGACAAGTTGAATCTTTAACACCATCTTTAAAGCCATGCTGATTATAAACTTCTATTTCAAAACCGTTTAATTCTTTCATCTTAATAGTTATTAATTGAATAAGTTTTCTTTACTTCACCTTCAAGTTCATCATTCCATGATTTGTTATTGAAAAATGTCATTGGATTTTTTCTATACTTTACATCTGGTTGTGCTTTGTGATACTTTGGGATAAAGGCAATAATATCTTTTCTTTCTTTATCTGTTAATTTATTCCATTTGCTTTCACATTTATCTTTACTTATTTTTTTATCATACAAATTCCAAAACAAATCAAAAGATATATTTATTTCATTCTTATCATTCTTTATATTATTTACATTCTTGTTAGTTGTTGATGGTTTGTTATTTGTTTGTTGTTCGTTTGTTGATGGTTTGTTATTTGTTTGTTGTTTATCTGTTACAACTTGATATTTTTCATAGTTAACTATTTGAATAATAGTACCTTTCGAGCTGCTTTTGATTGTTATTTCGTTTGTTGATTTTAAACGATTTAAAGACGTTCTTACCTTTTGTATTGATAGAGAAGTTTCTCTTGATAATAAATCTAATCCAGTCATAATTTGACCAGCTTCAATTAAAACACCTCTATATTTATTTGGTTTATGATTTGCTTTTAACAGTAAATGTAAAAACATTCTAAAAGTATTTGGTTCATCATACCATTCCCAATCAATAATTTGTCTATGTATTTTTATCCAGCCTAAATCCATAATTAAAATAAGTTAGATTTGTTATTAAAATCATCATCTTTTGCTTTGTTGATTTCAGTTCTAATTGTTTTAGAAAACTTTATTGCTGTTGTTACATCAAAACAAAATCCAATTGATTTTCCATTAACTTTTCCCCCAATCCAAACATTTTCATTCAAACTGTAAACAGTTAAATAATCTTGTTCATCTCTTGAACATTTAAACCTCAATTCTATTGCCATAATAATAACGGTTTTAAGATACCGATAAACTTTTAGTAAAAAAAACCCTCATAAATCAAGTGAGTTCCGACATTCACTATCTTTATAAGGGTAATTTTAATGTGTTTATTGCATATTGTCGGAACGCAACTTTTACAAATGTACTAATTATTTAACTTACTTCGTCCATTTCTTTTAAATTTTCTAATTCAAACTTTGCAAACTCACCTACAAACTGCAAAAATTCTTCAGGTGTTCTAAACGGTTCTTTTAAATCTTCATATTCTTTGTTTTCTACAATTTCAAATATTTCAGTCATTACATGATGAAACCCTCTAATAAATT